TGGAATAAACGCACGGGCAATATTGTCGGTGGCCATCAACGGTACAAGGTATTGGTGGCAATCGGATATACCGATGTGGATTGCGTGGTTCTGGACATCGATGAGCAAAAGGAAAAAGCCTTAAATGTGGCACTCAACAAGATATCTGGCGAGTTCGATATCCCGCTTTTGACCGACCTTTTAAAGGATATCGGTGCAAGTGGCTTTGATGTATCTCTTACGGGTTTCGATGCTGCAGAGATGGATGCGTTGTTCAAGGATAGCGTAATCGGAGGTATCAAAGAGGATGATTTTGACGAGCCATTACCTGAAACACCAGTTTCCAAGCAGGGGGACATCTGGCTGCTTGGACGGCACCGCCTTATCTGCGGAGATGCTACGAAAGCGGAAACATATAAAAAGCTCATGGACGGACAGCAAGCAAATCTCGTGATCACAGATCCACCATACAATGTGGACTATAAAGGCACTGCGGGAAAACTTAAAAATGACAATATGGAAAGTACCAAGTTCCACGCATTCCTGCTTTCGGCATACCGGTGCATGTATGATGCGTTGGTAGACGGTGGCGGCATTTATGTTTTCCACGCTGATCGTGAGACAGTCAATTTCAGGACAGCATTTACAGAAGCAGGCTTCTTCTGTCATCAGACCTGTATATGGATAAAGAATACACCGGTCTTGGGGCGATGCGATTATCAATACAACCATGAACCTATTCTAGTAGGCTGGAAGCCAACAGCCAGTCACAACTGGTACGCCGACCGTAAACAGCGCACGACATGGAATTTTGACCGGCCAACCAAGAGCAAACATCATCCTACAATGAAACCTGTGGCACTGTGCGCATATCCGATTATGAACAGCTCGCTGACAAACAACATTGTGCTTGACCCATTCGGGGGCAGCGGCAGTACTCTCATTGCCTGCGAGCAGACAGGACGCATTTGCTATACGATTGAGTTGGATGAGCGTTATGCCGATGTTATCGTGAAACGGTACATAGAGCAAAAAGGCTCAGATACCGACGTTTTCCTTATGCGCGATACACAAAAAACTGCATATATAGATGTCAAAAAGTCTGTAGAATAACGCTTGCTATTCTACAGATTTTATGGCTCTATATGACCTGCGTAGAACGCAGAAAGGTGGTAAATGGAATGGAACAAAGCACATTTGTAATCAGGTATAACGTCACTGGCGATGAGCGCAAGCGTCTCGTTCGGGCAATGGGCGACATTTTGGAAGCTAAACCCAAATATTTGGGTGCACCGAGCTTCGCTTACGAGATTGATTATTTCACTGTTGAAAAAAACGGCATCGTTGTCTTTGATAACCGTAGTGATAGCGTGGAAATCGAAAACCTCATAGAGCGGCTGCGTGAATTGGGCTTTGAAGCAGAAAAGGACGGCAGTGACACTAATGATGGCGACGAGCTTGTTATTGAGATGCCGCTGACAGGGTTCACTCCTGAAAAGCTTGATAACCTTGCTAAACTGGTCACCGCAAAGGAATCACTACTCAAAGCAGCATTAGGTACCCCAGATTTGCCCATTCAGCAGACAAAAAAGACTCTCCGATTCCCATGGTTCAAAAGAAACTTAGACAGCGATTCGGTTCACGCTTATACCACACTAATATCGAAGCTCTGTGAAACGGCAAAAGAAAAGCAGCGAGTCAGTGCCAAAGAACGTGAGGTTGATAATCCAAAGTACGCCATGCGCTGCTGGCTGCTCTCTCTCGGCTTTATTGGTGACGAATACAAGGTTAGCAGAAAAATCCTGCTGAAAAACCTCCCCGGCAGCAGCGCATTCAAAACTCCGAAAGGTGGTACAGGTGATGAGCAATAGATTTCCTTCAAGAGAAACCGTCGAACGTATCCGCGCTCAATATCCCGTCGGGTGCCGTGTGGAACTGATAAAAATGGATGACATACAAGCTCCTCCTATTGGTACTAAAGGAACGGTCACGGGCGTGGATGACATTGGAAGCATAATGGTTTCATGGGACAACGGCAGCACGCTTCATATCGTATATGGCGAGGATATATGCCGGAAAATTTAATTGAAAAATACACAATTACAGTAGTTTTACGAGCAACAAAGATTGTGTAGTATATGCCGATTTATATCGTGTAATTGCCTTGCTATGCTGTGTTTTCTATGGCTATATGTAACCTACCGCAAGGGAAAACACACTATAAGGAGGACATCAACATGACAAACCAACTTCATCTGAACCAGACGGTTCGCAACCACGGCATTCTCGCCAAGATCGTCGGTTTCCATGAAGTCACGGGCGACCCAATACTCCGCCCGCTTTGGAACGACGGCACCAAATGGCTTGCAAGCGCAGCCATGTGCGAGCCGGTCGATATTAATCCCGCCGAGGTCTCGCAGCACAAAAACGGTCTTGTGAACCTCGATTAAGCCAAACATTAAAAGAAAGGAGAAAAACATGGACTACCGAAAACTCATCGACGAGCAGCTTGGCGACGGATACACTTTCGTGAAGGTTTACAACGCTTTTGAAAACGGAGAGTTGCGGATTATTGCCAAGGACGCGCAGGGATGCGAACACCGATATATTTTAGTGGATGGCGAACTAACGGAAAAACCCTAACCTAAAATCGAAAACAGCCGAGAACACCCCGAAAGGGGCTGTCTCTCGTGCAGACATTTTTAGAAGGCTTGCCTGTGGCAGGTCATTTTTTATGCCATTTTGAAAGGAGGCGGCTGATATACGAAAACTAAAGAAATACACACCAACTCGTTTTATGATGAAGGATTCCGTTTACTGCAAGGAAGCCGCCGACTATGCTGTCGCTTTCATTCAGGCCTTACGTCATACCAGCGGCATATGGGACGGTCGGCCTTTTGAACTTATAGATTGGCAGGAACAAATCATACGAGATGTGTTTGGTGTTCTGAAGCCAAACGGCTACCGTCAGTTTAATACAGCATATATCGAAATACCAAAAAAGAATGGAAAGTCAGAGCTTGCCGCGGCAGTTGCACTTTTGTTGACTTGTGGCGATGGCGAACAGCGCGCTAAGGTATATAGCTGTGCTTCGGATAAGAACCAAGCAAAGATTGTGTTTGAGGTTGCTGTGGCGATGGTGCGTAAATCACCGGCATTAACAAAGCGGGTTAAGATAACTGAATCGACAAAAACCCTTGTATATATGCCCACGGAGAGTACTTATCAGGTGCTCTCCGCGGACGTGGCAAATAAGCATGGATTCAATACCCACGGGGTTATTTTCGATGAATTGCATACACAGCCTAATAGAAAGCTCTATGACGTTATGACCAAGGGTAGCGGAGATGCCCGAATGCAGCCACTATATTTTTTGATTACAACTGCCGGCGACAATACGAACTCCATTTGTTATGAAGTGCATCAAAAAGCACTGGATATTCTATCAGGACGCAAGACGGATCCAACATTTTATCCTGTAATCTTTGGGGCTGCGGAAACGGATGACTGGACGGATCCAAAAGTATGGAAAAAAGCAAACCCCTCTCTTGGCATCACAATAGGATTAGACAAGGTAAAGGCAGCTTGTGAGAGTGCAAAGCAAAATCCGGCTGAGGAGAACAGCTTCCGGCAACTCCGGCTGAACCAGTGGGTAAAACAGTCTGTACGATGGATGCCAATGGATAAATGGGATCAGTGTGCGTTTAAGGTAGATCCCGAGTCGCTCGAAGGTCGCGTCTGCTATGGCGGGCTTGACCTCTCCTCTTCCACTGATATCACAGCCTTCGTGCTGGTCTTTCCACCGCTCGACGAGGATGATAAATACACTGTTTTACCGTTTTTCTGGATGCCGGAGGACAACATTGATTTGCGTGTTCGACGTGACCATGTGAATTATGATTTATGGCAGAAGCAGGGTTTCCTCAAAACAACTGAAGGCAATGTTGTGCATTACGGTTTCATCGAAGCCTTTATCGAGGAACTCGGTACAAAATATAACATCCGTGAAATAGCCTTTGACCGCTGGGGTGCTGTACAGATGGTGCAGAACCTTGAAGGTCTTGGCTTTACAGTCGTGCCCTTTGGGCAGGGCTTTAAGGATATGTCTCCACCCACAAAAGAACTGATGAAACTGACACTGGAACAAAAAATTGCTCATGGCGGTCATCCTGTTCTTCGCTGGATGATGGACAACATCTTTATCCGCACCGACCCTGCAGGCAATATTAAGGCAGATAAAGAAAAATCGACTGAAAAAATCGATGGCGCTGTGGCAACGATTATGGCACTCGACCGTGCGATTCGTTGCGGAAACGACAATGGCGAGAGTGTTTATGATAAACGTGGTCTACTTATTTTTTAGCAAAGGAGAGTGATGTCTATGGGAATCTTACAAGGAATATTCAAGGCACGTGATAAACCTAAAAATGCACTTGGCGGTAGCCGATACAGCTTCTTTTTCGGAAACACAAGTGCCGGAAAGCCGGTTAACGAGCATACAGCCATGCAAATGACAGCGGTCTATTCTTGCGTGAGGATACTGTCTGAAACATTGGCGGGGCTTCCGCTTCACGTGTACAGATATAATGATTCGGGCGGCAAAGAGAAATATTTAAAGCACCCTTTATATAAACTGCTCCATGATGAACCGAACCCTGAGATGACTTCATTTGCGTTCCGCGAAACGCTGATGAGTCATCTTTTGTTATGGGGCAATGCTTATGCACAGATAATTCGAAACGCCCGTGGTGAGGTAATCGCTCTCTATCCTCTCATGCCGAACAAAATGACAGTTGACCGCGACAGTAAAGGTCGGTTGTTTTATCTTTACTCCCGCACTAGTGACGATGCGCCTACTCTTGGCGATGACAGTCAGGTATATCTCGCACCGTCCGAAGTCCTGCATATACCGGGCTTAGGCTTTGACGGACTTATTGGCTACTCACCCATAGCTATGGCAAAAAATGCAGTGGGACTTGCTATTGCTACTGAAGAATACGGCGCGAAGTTTTTCGCAAACGGAGCAGCACCGGGCGGTGTGCTTGAACACCCCGGTACCATAAAGGACCCGCAAAAGGTCAAGGAAAGCTGGAACGCCGCCTACCAAGGCTCACAAAATGCGCACCGCGTGGCTGTTCTCGAGGAGGGTATGAAGTATCAGCCGATAGGCATCTCACCCGAGCAGGCGCAGTTTTTGGAAACCCGGAAGTTTCAGATAAACGAAATTGCCCGTATTTTCAGAGTGCCGCCTCATATGCTTGCTGACTTGGAGAAATCCTCATTCAGCAACATCGAGCAACAGTCGCTTGAGTTTGTTAAGTACACGCTCGATCCGTGGGTAGTGCGCTGGGAGCAGTCCATGTGTCGTGCCCTGCTTATGGAAAGCGAAAAGCCAATCGTATTCATTAAGTTTAATGTAGACGGCTTGCTTCGAGGCGACTATGTTTCCCGCATGAGCGGATATGCAACCGCAAGGCAGAACGGGTGGATGAGCGCAAACGATATCCGTGAGCTAGAAAATCTCGATCGCATTCCGGCGGAGTTTGGAGGAGATCTCTACCTTATTAACGGCGCGATGACCAAATTACAGGACGCAGGTGC